ACAGGGGGGGTAGCCGCTTGTGCTAAAAAAACGCCCTCATCCTTCGATGACTTACGCAAATTACAATCCCTGCACAACACTTGAAGATTATCCATATCGTGTGTGCCGCCGTTCTTACGGCTAATGATGTGATCGACCTGCAGGTTCTCATCATTGCCACAGTATCTGCATTGCCTACCATCACGAGCGAACACACGCTCTTTGTGATTGCGATACTTACGGCTATTGAGTTTATCTAGTGCCATCCCTTATGCTTCCAATGTTCTAATGCTTTGCATGTATTGGGTTGGATGCCTTCATGTGTCTTAGTGTATCCGTATCTATGGCCTATGTAACGTAAGCCCCAATCAATCTGCTCTAATGGATTAGCTGTACGTAACCACTCACTCTTACCTTGAGGTATTCCATAGACTCTCTGAGTACCTTCTAGATTACCTACTGCTTTCCAATTCCATGCTGATTCTTTTCCGTACAATACAGCTACACATTTGTACAATTTAACTGTTAATTGTCCTTTAGCATATTGCTTAGATGTTATGCGTTTATTAGGATCGTTTGTCGCACTTGCTGCTGATACCAAGTTGAAGCATAGAGCTGCCCCTAACACGATTGCTACCGAGCGAGCTATCCGCCGAGCGGCTCGCTCTGAGCACCTGATGTGCTCTAGCCCTCTGAGTGTACTGGTCATGTCAAATCCATTTCTATAAGTGCAGGTCAGGACGGCGTTTCTATTTATCGGTTGAGTAGAATCCCTTTCCTTTGAACACTAAGCCAGGTACTGAATAGATGCGATTAGCTTGTGCGCCACAATCTGTGCATCGAACTAAATCATGATCCATAGATAGTTCTAACTCCATTTGTGTATTACATAATGGGCAACGATATTCATAGATTGGCATGATTGGCTTCTTTCTCACAGGTCTTGCACTCCATCTTCTCAATGATCCAACTACCACACTTATTGCATCGGATGGGATTTAACTCTAAAGGTATCTTGTCATAACCTGCTCTGAGCAGTAGCTCCACCAGAGCGTGTAATGGTAATAGTGCCGCATACTCAGACACTAATGTCCCTTGACCATTACAGCGAAGAACAACTACCCCAAGTTTCCCACTCTTAGTTGTCCTTGCCTTGCTCTGGCGAAGCCATGCTAGAGGCTGGAACTTAGCAACACCTTTAACTTCCACATCGAATGGAAGATTAACAATGTCACCAGACGGATCAGCCCCTCGACCGACTGTAGCGTAGTGCCACCACCCCCTCAAGTAGTCAGCTACTAAGCGTTCAGTCGCTAATCCTCTATTCCTGCGGTGATTCGTCATTGGCCTCTTTGGATGTCTTTAATGCTATATGGCTTACAGCATGGCATCTCATACAGGTGAGAAACACTTTGTCATTAAACTCTGGAGTAATAGCCACAGGCTCATTGCAAAGATCGCAATAGATAACAATATCCTGCGGTTCTTCGAATTCTCCGCCCATGATGGTTGCTGTGCCATCATCAAAGATTACCATTTCGCCCATATTAAGCCCTAACTTTCTGTGGTCGCCAATTGCCTTCTGGACTTATCTCATACCAAATAACATCTTCACCCTTTGGGCATCTATTCATCTCACCAGTAGCTGCTGCCATGCACTTGAAGTGACCCCAAGGTTTGTTGGCCTTAGTCATTCCATGCGCCCAATGCATCTCACCATGAGGGCATCGAGGTACATCCTTGTCAGTTGTGCCGCCTATAATGTCCTTGACTACAGCGACTGCTTCTGCTGATGTGCTTGGTGCTGCAACTGTCTTGATTGTCCAAGGATCGGCTTCATTTACGACAGGGATATATTCTTTCTGTGGCTCTGAGAACTTTGCTCTTGCGACCTTAACCATTTCTGATTTACTTGGTCGCTTACCCTTGCTTGCATAACCAGCGTTCGCAAGCGCTCTGCCGATCGCGCTAGTTTCACAGTTTTCCAATGCGCTAGTTGCATTAACGCCTCGACTGCTAATCGTTTCCTCAGCGAGTCCGCTGGAGAACGGCGTGCTATCAGCGAAAGTACGATAAATCCATGCTTTAACAATGTATCTGTCATTTAAGAAACTCACTAACTCCGTTTCAACACGGAAATCTGGGAAGTCCTTAATGAACTTCTCAAGCCTTACTTCTACTGTTTCATAATCTTCTAGGTTAAACATAAAGTTCGTCATCCTCTGTTTGAAGTTGCAGTGCTATTGCCAGATACGCTATTGCATCAATGTAAGAATCTGTGTGTCCTGGCGTTTCTGTGATTCTGGCGAGTTTAACCTCGACCATTGCAAGTGCAGCTTGAGCATCTGTGACTGGGAAATCAAATAGATTGGATAGCCTTTGAGATATCCGACCTTGATTGATTCGCGGATGACCATAGACCTTGCCACGATCTTGCATGATGTCGATTGCATTGATAAGCGCCTCGGTTGCTTTCATCGACCGGCCTCTTCGTAATACTTTCTTACAGCTTTGCGACCATCAACTAAGCCTTCATCGTAGCCAGTTTCCTGACCCCATCTGAAAGCAAAGTACAGCGCTACTGCTATTCCAACTACTGTGAGGATTGTTAATGAGTTCATCATTTGCCCTAACTGCCCCAATGCCCTTGATTGGGTACAGGATTAGTGTCGCATTTAATTGGGGTACGTCAAGTACATTTCAATAACGAAACGGCAATAATTCTGACGCATCCATCTGATCATCAATATCTGTTCGCACGTCGTTAACGAGCGCGCCCATATCTCTTACCTGACACAACGAAAGTACCATCCTTCTCAAGGTTAATGATGCTGACCTGCACGTTTGTACCGATTTCCTCAATGATAATAAAGGCTTGCTGCCAGTTCATAGTGCCTTTAGTGTAATGAGCCTGCCTGACATCCATAAGATGCCCTGCTTCCCATCCCCTTAGGATGCGCCCTATACGGCCTCCAGAGGCCTCTGTAAAGGCTGATTGCCCTGCTCTGTGAGTGTGTCCACAGATAACGCTAATACCATGCCTACGAGCCGCCTCAAGGGCTGTTAAGCCAGGTGTAGGCTTTACGCTTTGCTCATCCCCATGAACTGCCACAATGCCTCTAGCAATGGCATACGGCTTCTTGTGATAGGTAATGCCTAGTTCATCGAGCTTCATGAACTTCTCGAAGCGCAACTCAGGCAAGGCTAAGAACGCTGGAATTTTCTTCATGGTGACGTTGTAAAGTCTGTCTGTGTGATTGCTGCGGATCATGTGAGCCTCTTTGGAGTGCTCAACCAACGACCAGAGAACTTCTACTGCTTCATCTCTGTCAGCAGCTAGTGTCTGTTCGTACCACCCTGGCGTGTTCTCTGTCCAACGACTGATTTGTGGGAGATCGATTTCATCTCCAAGTGTAACGACAGAATCGGGGCGGTAAGCCTTAATAAAACTTGCAACATTCTTAACTGCTACTGGATCGTGATAGGGAACTTGTAAGTCTGGAACTACAACAGTTCTTTTCATTCATCCTCATCGTCATACCAGTCTGGCTCTGGGATATTTGGGTTGATTGGGTTAGGCAATATCCATTCAGGATATGCGTTCTTCTCAACAATGATGGCAAGTGCCAAATCAACTGGGAAACCTGCGCGGCGCAATGCACGATACATTTCATGCACACCAATAGCCCACGCGTCTAGTTTGGAATAGCCTTCATCCACCAGCTTCTGAGTTGCTTTTCTTGCCATAGGAGAATTGTTACCTCTCTAGGATACGAATAATCGTTTCAACACGCGCTTCTAATGCAGTTATTTGGTCGCGCATAGACGAGCCGCTATTTGGCTTTAGTTCGTTTAGATAATGCTTTACTAACCATTTCACAGCACCAATAAATGAACCAATAACGGTCAGAGCAACAGCGACAACAGCCGCCCAATCTTGTGCGTTCATCCCACTTGGTCATCTTGTGGATCAAGGTACTTGACGATTGGAGCAACAAGAGCAGAAGCAAGGACTGCATACTCAGGACGAATGTCCGCAACTAAGGCAAGTCCTAAAGTAATGGCTGAAACTGCCACAGCTTTAAGGTAAGACTTGATTGCGTTTTTTGTACTTTTAGATATTTTCATTGTCTGCTCCTAGCATTGGGATTTTGAAGAAGGAAGAATCTTTGTCACCTTTTTTAGTAAAGCTGATATGGATATGAGCATGGTGGCTATTAATGCCAGAGTAAGTTCTCCAACGCCAAAGCGATTTAGCACTGGCAATTTTACCGGCGAAGATGACATATGCAATTCGTTTGTCTTTCTTGGCGCATAAGCGTATTTGGTCGGCAAGATAAGCACCTGTGCTGGGGCGTGAGTCGAAGTCCTTATCCACATCAATAGCCCGGACGATTCCGTTAGACGGATCGGGATTGTGGTCACTCTTACGATTGGAGTGTGCGGCATCGCCTATCCAACCATCGGACTTTCTATCGCGGTCAGGGAATGAATCATCAATCTGCTCACGAAGTTGTTGCCCTGCTTTACAGAGTAGAGGTTTCATCAAGACTCTTTAGATATGCCTGATAGTCAGAGTTTGCAGGGTCGGATGGAATGTAGGTAATTGTTCCATCCTCGTTATCTCTAACAATGATTTCTTGTTCAGAAACAATACTTGTTGTCTTTGTGTATTTAGGCATTACAACTCCGAACTTAGAATGATATAACCATTGGCGTTATTTGCTGCTAGTAAGCCAGCAAAGCCAGCAGTTGATGCTGCTGTAGTTGCAAGTAAAAAAACATTTCGAGTGCTTGCTGAATCTACCGATATTGCTGTTGCTGCTTTGTTAGCACTATTTGCAAAAACAATATAATTGCCAACTGTAGTAAATGTTCCAGCAGGTGCTACGCGCATTTCTACAGGTAACTGCAAAGTAGCAAAAGCACTAGTGGAACTGTAATAACTTGCGTTTGCAATTGTTTGAGCGTTTGCAGTTCCAGCAATGGGCGGCCAAACCTGTAAATACCTTTGGCAAGCAGCCAACTCACCTTGAATAGTTCCACCTGCACGGCTAAAGGTTGTGGCATAAGAACCTAGTTCTAACTGCACTCCAGTAATCTCAAAGTAATCTGCTG